GAATCAATACCACACTTACGTAGAGGCGCTTTAAAAGACTTTCTAAACATCTTAAAGGGGTTGAATAGGTATGATGATAGAAAGTTCAACAAAAGCACCTTAAAATACGAATTCAGCAATGGTAGCTACATAGAGTTCTTTAGTACAGATCAACCTGACAAACTAAGAGGCGCAAGAAGAACAGACTTATTCATAAACGAGTGTAATAATGTGAGCTTTGATTCCTACCAACAATTAGCAGTTAGAACATCAGGTAACATTTGGTTAGACTTTAACCCTGCTAATTTGTTTTGGGTAGATAAAGAACTTGTAGGACAACAAGACACAAACTTTATAACCTTAACTTACAAAGACAACAACAGCCTACCTGATACAATAGTCAAAGAAATAGAGAAAGCAAAAGATAAAGGTAAGACCTCAACCTATTGGGCGAATTGGTGGAAAGTGTACGGACTTGGACAGATAGGTAGTTTAGAGGGTGTATGTATTCCTGATTGGAAACCTATAGACCAAATACCACAAGAAGCAAGATTACTATGCTCAGGGTTAGACTTTGGTTACTCGGTAGATCCATCAACAATCATAAGACTTTATAAATGGAATGATGCTTATATCTTTGATGAGGTACTTTATAGAAAGGGTATGTTAAACAGAGACCTCA